CGGCAATATGATCTTACGCGCCGCCGCATAAACTTTTAAAAAAAAGCTTGCAACTGGCTACCGGTATGCGAGTATTCGCATGCGGCAAACATTCGGGCGCGCCGCACGCCCAAACTTAGGAAAAAGTGAAATGACATACACAACTAACGCTTTCGCGCACGGTATCGGAAATAGCGCCGTTTCTAGCCAATGGTTCAGCCGTCCCGACGATCAAAAGTTTTTGACGCTCGACGATATGCTGGCGACGAAAAAGACTGACGCTCACCGGATGACAAGCCGCACCGTGGATACCCACAAAATTCAGATTATCGGCGACGTCGACCAAGCTAACCCCAGCCGTGGCGATTTGGTTATCGAATACCAAGATGACAATTACCGCGATCACTTTAATACGCCGACTAATTGGAGCTTTGGTCAATTGTCCCAGTTATCCGGAGCACCTGCCGGATACTTGCGTGATCTGCCCGCACCATTGGCGGCCGATTGCCTGCAATGGGGATTGCGCCATAACCGTGGCCGCGAATTGGTGAAAGTGTACGGCAGCCAAACCGATGGCGGCGATCTACGTGCGGCGACCGGTCCCGACTATGGCCGAATTTTTGACTGGGAGATTATCGAGCCGGTTAAAAACCTAGTCGAGCAATCCGGCGGGCGTTGGAAAGTTCCCGGCATGATGACCGGCAACCGCGACGGCCTAGCCGTTTATGATCCCGACGTTCCGGTGAGTATGGATACCACGACGCTTTTCGCTAGCGACCGCGACGTGTTTCTGTTCTTAGTCGACGACCGCCACCCTATCGAAGTTGGAAAGCTTCCGAACGGCGAGCCTGATCTAATGTTTAGAGGTTTCTACGCGTGGAACAGTGAAACGGGTAGCAAGACGGCGGGCATAGCCGCCATGTACTTGCGTGGCGTTTGCATGAATCGGAACCTATGGGGTGTTGAGAATTTCCAAGAAATTAAAATTCGTCACACCAAATTCGCGCCCGATCGTTTTGCGTATGAGGCGCGCCCAGCATTGGAAAGCTTCGCGCAAGGTAAAACGTCGACATTTGTTGAGGGCGTCCAAGCCGCGAAAGCCGCCAAGATTGCTCACGACGATGACAGCCGTTTGGAGTTTCTAAGCAAGCGCGCGGGGTTATCTGCCCGCATGGCCAAAGCCGCGAACGCTAGGCATTTAAAAGAGGAAGGGCGTCCGGTTGAAACGGTATGGGATGCGGCGCAGGCGATAACCGCCATTGCGCGGGATATCCCGCATCAAGATAACCGCATCGAAATCGAACGAAAAGCCGGTGCGCTACTGGATAAAGTAGCCGCGTAATCATTCCTCCCAACTAACCCAACAAGCCCGCCGCCGTGCGGGCTTTTTTTATGCATGGGATAAAGCTTATACTTACGCCACGCCGAGACATTCGGCGCAACTAAATGGAAAAAGTGAAAAATGGAAAACTTCAGAAAATACATGGCCGACAATGGCATTGCCGAATCGCGCACCTATGCTTTAGCTAGCGCGTTTAATTCAATGCATAAAGCTTATTGCGAAATGGACCCGTGGAATCGCCGAGAATTCGATTCTCTATTTGGTCCGGATATCCGCGAGGGCCTGATTCAATACGCGCGCAATTGTCCCGCCGCTAACGCCGATCTGCGCGGCCACGTTCAAAAATCTGTAAACGTTGAGCTTTTGGAGTTGCCCGCATGCGAATGATCGAAATTGAAAAAGTAAAAAAGGGCGAGTTTTTGAAAAGAAAACCGGACGCAAAAAAAACCTATACGCGCGGCGATTACGACCGCACGTATGGCCGCTATCGAATCGATGACTGGGATGATATTAGCCGCGATATGTTATTGCCTAAGGGCACGCTTGTTTGTGTGGGCTTTACGTTCTAACCGATCAACGCGCCCGATCTAGCCCGCCTCCGTGCGGGCTTTTTTGTGTCTTTTTAAAAAGTTAAACAAGCCGCGCCCCGCCGCCCGCTCTCCCCGCCAAACGTACCGCGCTCCGTGATCCGCGCACCATGGCCCGCCGATGGCCAAACCTTGCGCCGAAATTGGTCCCGCAGCCGGACACAATCGCGCCCTAATCCCCGCTCCGTGGACCGCGCACCGCCGTGCATGGTCTAGGGTCCCCCGACGAATAGAGGCTAACCGCGCTTCGCGAATCGGCGACACGAGCCGCGCACCGCGCACCACGGCCCTGTGTCTGTGTTGCGTGTCAAGGTGCAGGTTTCACGCAAACAATACGGCTCTGAAACAAATCGCTTTCACTGAATAAAAAAAGTGCTATATTTCGCAAAATTAAGCGGTTTTTATGGGATTTGACGCATGGCCGAAGTGCAGAAAAAAGTAGAAACTCGGGGTCGACCCAAGCTTTCTGAAGATACAAGGTTGACCGGTAAGCAACTCAAGTTTGTCGAACTGGTCGCCACACGTGAGGGGCAGGACACGTTACGAAATCTGGCCGTCGAAGCGGGATTCAGTATTAACGGCGCGCATACACGGGCCTACGAGATGCTCAACCCTAGAAAATCACCCCACATCGTGAAAGCACTCAAGGCACGACGGGCCGAGCTTGCTGAGAAGTACGAAGTGAGCTACGCCCGACACATCCGCGACTTGCAGCATATCCGTGATGAGGCCATCGCGGCGGGTGCCTACTCTGCTGCTGTTCAGGCTGAGAAAGCGCGCGGCTTGGCCCAAGGCGATATTTACGTGAACAAGTCTGAGGTCCGCCATGGATCGATTGATCAGATGAGTAAAGCCGAGGTCAAGAAGGCTTTGGACGAACTGAAGCGTCAACTTGGCGAGAAGGTGATCGATGTCGAACCAGACAGAGTCGAGCTTTTGGAGGCAGATCAAGACGGGGCTATCCAGCACTGATGTGGTTTGCACGCGGATCGAGAACAGTAGCACGCAGGGCATACCTGACTTGTTATTACTCGACCGACAAAGCCAGTTTCACCTAATCGAACTCAAAGTAGCGAAGGGCAATAAGGTTTTGCTCAGTCCGCATCAGGTTTCGTTTGCAACGCGGCACAAGGGCGCTCGCTCGTGGATCGTGGTCAAGAAGGATGACACTGTGTACTTGTACCGCGCGGACCAAGCGATAGAAGTTTTTGAAGACGGCCTACGGGTCGCGGCCCACGGCACGTTCACCAAGCCCGTGAACTGGACAGATTTTCTCACCACTATTGAAACGCATAGGGTCCCCCTTGAACCTTGACACTCAGACAGAAGCAGACGTTCAGGAACTTCGATTACAGCTTCGTTTGAAGCAATTGGAGAAGGTAGAAACTTGTAAGGCTGAATTTTTACCATTTGTCAGATCTATGTGGCCGGAGTTTATTGCGGGTCGGCATCACTATTTGATTGCGGAGAAGATGGAGCAGATTGCATCGGGCAAGTTAAAGCGGTTGATCATCAACATGCCGCCGCGTCATACGAAGAGTGAGTTTGCTTCTTACTTGTTCCCGGCGTGGATGATTGGACGGAACCCGTCGATGAAGATCATTCAGGCAACTCACACCACCGAATTGGCGGTGAACTTTGGTCGTAAGGTCAAGAATCTGCTGGAAACGGAGGAGTACAAGGAGATTTTTGACGATACGAAGCTGTCTGCGGACAGTAAGGCGTCGGGTCGGTGGGATACAAAGTCGGGTGGTATGTACTACGCGGTGGGCGTTGGGTCGAACTTGGCTGGTCGTGGTGGCGATTTGATCATTATTGATGATCCGCACTCGGAGCAGACGGCGATGTCGGCGAGTGGTTTTGAGAATGCGTGGGAATGGTACACGGCGGGTCCCCGGCAACGTCTCCAGCCGGGTGGTGCTATCGTTTTGGTGCAAACTCGGTGGTCAGAAAAGGACATGACGGGCAATTTGGTGCGTCAAATGACTAAGGACCCCTTTGCAGATCAGTGGGAAGTCCTTGAATTACCTGCAATTTTCGAGTCTGGGGAGCCATGTTGGCCCGAATTTTGGAAGAAGGAAGAGTTGGAGTCGGTAAAAGCGTCGATTCCGGCGTATCAGTGGAACGCGCAGTACCAGCAGAACCCTACCTCCGAGACTTTGGCCATTTTGAAGCGCGAATGGTGGAACGTTTGGGAAAAAGACACGATTCCGAACCTTCAATACGTAATTCAGAGCTACGATACGGCGTTTAGTAAGCGAGAAACCGCTGACTACAGTGCGATTACTACTTGGGGAGTGTTTTATCCCGAAGAAATTGGTGGTCCGGCGCATTTAATCTTGTTGGATGCCAAAAAAGGGCGGTGGGACTTCCCTGAACTGAAAGAAATTGCGCTAGAGCACTACAAATTTTGGGAACCAGAGACGGTTATTGTGGAAGCCAAGGCATCAGGGACCCCTCTGACTCAGGAATTGCGTCAATTGGGCATTCCGGTGGTGAATTTCACGCCAAGCCGTGGTAATGACAAGCTTTCTAGGGTACACAGTATATCTCCGCTATTTGAAGCTGGTATGATCTGGGCACCGGACGAGTCTTGGGCGCAAGAAGTGGTGGAAGAATGCGCTGCTTTTCCTAACGGGACTCACGACGACTTGGTGGACAGCACCACACAGGCGCTGATGCGCTATCGGCAGGGTAACTTTGTGCAGTTGCCTACTGACGATTGGGAAGAGGGTGACGAATCGGTGAGTATTACGGCTGGGGCGTACTATGGCTGAACGCGAGTTTGAATTTGGACGAATTATTCCAGCGACGGAAGAAGAGCGTCTGCCAATTGAAAGTTTTGACCCAGATATTCGAGCACTGCTTGCAAGCGGTGACGCAATCCAAGGTTTTCCTGCTTCGATGGTATCCGCCCGTGTTGGTTTGCCCACGGCTCTGGCCCGTGGCGCTGCGGACCTTTTTGACACGAGTCGACGCGAAGTTGTGATGCCTGCGGCCCGTGAGCTAGGCGACGCGATTGAATCATACAACCCTGAGACATTTGGCTTCGAAGAGCGGATAGA